TAGTTATCTGTTGATATTTTTACTGTAGCAAAATATCCTTTTATACCGCTTATTGAAGATCCAAATATAACCTCAGCTGGTCTAACGGTACTATTGTTTATCAAGTTTGATACATATAAATTTTCTTTTCTATCAAAACCAGCTCTAAAAGATTGACCTGTAATTGTATCTGTATATAATCCTTGATCGTAACTATAGACAACTGGTGTTGTATCTTGATACTCGTTTCCATAAGCTGGTGGATTTGAACCTGGATTAACGTCTAATCTTTGAAAATCAGATCTAAAATAGCTTATTTGAAAACCATTATCTCCTTCGTAGTTTACTGTTTGAAAAACTTTATTAATAGAAGGATTATTGTTTATTACAAAAACAACACTAGATTCTTTAAATGAGTTGTAAAAAGTACCTCTATTATTAATCACACTTTCATCGTGATGTTTCCACAATTTAGCATCTTTAAACGAATAATAGTTGTTTTTAGAGCTAAAAATAATGTTAGGTCTATAAGTATAGTAGCTACTCCAACCTCTAACAGATTCATCAAAAGTCAAAGTAGAAGTGTTTTTTATTTGTAAAGGTTCGTTTAAAAAAGTAAAAGACTCATTAAAACTTATATCTGTTTTAGCTTTTTGAAACGAAACAACGTATTGTTTATCTCTAACGTCCCAAGCTCCTTCAATTTTATCTTTAACAAATTTATAAAAAACTATTTCTGTTTTTTGCGGGTCAGACACTGGAATAGTAACATTTTGAGATAGTGTAACCACGTTTGTAGTGGTGTTTAAATCTGTTATATAAGCTTGAGTAGTTAGTCCAGATACAATAGCAGTCATGCCTAATTCTAGATTAGCTATATTTGCTCCTGTAACATTAACAGTGGTTGTAACTCCAGCTGCTGTACTGCTAGAGGTAACAACATTAAATCTTTGAAAACCTTCATTTATTAATTCTGTTTGATCTCTAAAGAAATCTTCCATACCATTTGCTGATATTTCACTTAAGCCATCTCTAGACAATCTCATTACTTTGCCCCTATACTTGTCTACAAAATATCTTTTAAAACCAAAAGTTGCAAAACTTTCTGGATTTTTGCTTATTCCATAACTACCTAAATAAGGCACGTTTTGACCTATAACTAAAGTTGTTGAGCTGACAGAAGTAGCTGCTCCTTCGGCAGAGTAAATAGCATCTTTATCTATTAAAGATTTACTTACTTTGTTTTCTTGAAATATAGTTAAATCATTGTTTAATGCAAATAGTCTTTGTATTGAGCCGTTAGAAGGGTCTAGAGACACACTTATACTTTCTCCAACAGAAAATACATTAGTCTCATTAAAGCCTGTTGTAGAATTAAAAAGACCAGAGTATATTATAGAATTAAATCTATTTAATTGAACTGGATTATCTTCATTTAAGTATGCTTTAACTCCAAAATCTACGCTTGTGTTATTATATCCGCCTTTTATTCTAGCTTCTTCAACAAACCAATTTCTACCACCTGTTTGAGTAGAGTTAATATTGGCGTTTATTGGAAAAGTACCATTTTTATAAGGAGAATAAAAAATACCTGGCCAAACCGGATAAGGAGTTTCACTGGATCCAACTAAAGATATAGTTTTTTTAGCAATAAAAGAATTGTAATAACTTATAGGTATTGTTGCCGCCATTTTATGTTATTATTAATAAGTTAATAGGTACATTTGTTTCGCCTCCACCAGCATCAGTTACATTTAAAGTAAACCCAATCCAAAACATTCCGTAACTACCTGTTGAATAGTCCCAACTTAGAGTTGCTGGAATTCCACCTGGAATTGAATTGATTGCTGTTAATTGAATTTGAAAAAGCTTTTCATGTCCAAGTTTATCATTTATTATTATACCACAATCTGACCATCCAGATGTGTCAGGTATTAAATTTGTTTTACTTCCAAGATAGCCAAAATAAGAGTGAAATAAAGTATCTAAAATATTAATTTCACCTGAATTATTTACCGTGACGCATTCGCTCAATCCAGAAGATATTTCACCAGAAGTATCGTCAAATCTACCTGTAGGATTAAATGGATCGGCTAAAATATCTCCTGTTGGAAAATGTAGATCTGTCAAACTATAACTCAAGTCTAATTGAAATCTGCTAGTATCTAAAGTTCCATTTAAAAATCCAGTTCCACCATTGTTTGTTATAAATCTTGATACATCTTCATTTTTTTCAAGCACATTAAAAGGTCCAGCGTCTACGCCAGGTGTTAGTGTTGAAGAATTATAACCTATTAAACTATAAAACTTTCCAGTTTCATTCATTTGTATTGTAGGCAAAGCGAAACGAGTTAATCCACCAAAGCCAGATACTGATCTTGGCGCAACTCCATTGAAGCCTCTAAATTCAGTAGGGTAGTTATTAAAACCTCTAGTAGTTCCATTATTATACATCAGATTTCTCCACCAATAAATAGAACTGTTTTTATTAATTCTAAGATCTTGATTTAGCGTGTCACGGCCAGCTCTCGGGTTTACATTTGCTTTAGTTATGAAATTCCAATCATTCAACCCACCGGCGCTACCTACGTATGGACAGAAAGAAGTAGATTGAGTTTGTGCGGGGTTTGAAGTTCCATTTGAATTATTAGAGGTTAATTTCCAATCAACATTCTTATTATACGGCACACTTGTGTCATTTGGGCCTGGAGCAGTTCCGTTACTTACAAAATAACTTGCAGGAATAAAAGATAAGCCTGAAGGAGCATTTTGCAATGATGGAGCGTTACCATTCATAAAGTATAAAAAAGGCATTGAACCACCAATAAATCCTTCTGCAGGAAGGGTTTGAGCCTTGTTTTGTATTCCAGCTAGTCCTTGAGTAGCATTATTATCTCCTTGGTTTGGAGCCGTATAATCATTCGGCTTTAAAGAAAGACCAGTACTGGTCTGTCTTGTGTAATTTTTATAAGGCTCCGCTGAAAGAGGTATAAAACTATTTCCTAATTGTGTTTCGCCTACATTACCCTGTTGATTATATTGAGGTTGAATATTACTCATTGCTCCAGAAAAGCTTAAAGTATTAGTTATACTATTTCCTGTCACAGAAAGATTAAAAGTCCATATTTGACCAGTGTCATAATATACATAGTCATTTGCGTATATATCAAATCTACCAGTAGCTGCAGCTGGACTCCCAGAGACTTGAGGTACAACAGTAAATAAAGAAGATCTATTAGTAGCTCCAGTGATTGAAGACGTAACGTATGATATAGAGCAAGCGTTAGCGGCGGATAAAATAGCAACACCATTAGAATCTTTCATTTCTATTGTGTATATTATTGTTCCTTTTTCAGGCTGACTAACAGTTCCTGTTCCTTTAAGATACGTCTCTGTGTTTTCATAAAACTCAAGATTGTCAGCAGTTATTGAAACCGGTCCAATAGTACCTGTTTCTATAGCATTATTTAATTCAGAAATAAAACCAGATGTTGATGTTTCATAATATATATCTAAATTAGAAACAAAAGGATTTGTTTCGTAAACTGCTAATTTATTCCAAGTAAGGCTATTACCACCAGATCCGACGTTGCTAGCTAAAGTTCCAAAAAGCTGGTTATTAACAATATTAGCAAGAGCAGCTACATTACCTTTAAAAACTTTATCAGTATCAACTTCTCTACCTACTGAAGATTCACTGCTACTAGTTGAAGTATCTACAGCATTATATATTATAGAACTTACTTCATCGCTTTTTCTTAATGGACCTGTAAAAAAGCTGTTAAATTCACTAGCTGCATCCACTACTTTAAATGTTGGGTTAACTTTAGGAAATAAATTAACTGAAGATCTAAATTCTTTTTCTTCTGGCCCAACATTTGTTAAGTCTTTAGGTATTTTATTAATATTATCATTAACTAAAGAAATATAACTATTTAAAAAGTCATAGTTAGCTACATCTAATCTTATAGATCCCGGAGCATAAACATTATAATACTCTTGTTCTTGTTGCTTAACAACTATCTTGTAAGTGTACCAGCCTAGAGGATTAGACTGTGAATATAGACCTGGATAACCTTTTTGAGGAATAGTTTGAGGTATAGCTGTTTCTAAGTATAATAACAATTGTTTACCAGTAAAGTTTAAAAGACTATTAGCGGAAAAGCTATTAGAATTAGAATAAGAATTGTATATAGTAGAAGCGCCAAATAAAGAACCTGAAATATCTTGAGCGTTTTGTATACTAGATAGTATAACATCAGATTGTCTACCATATCTATCTGCTAGAACTATTCCTACTTGATACGTTCTATTTTCTTTAAGAGAATGAGTTAATAAAACTCTTTTATCTTGTGACAATGGGATATCTATTTTATTAACCACCGCTAGTTTATATTCTAAACTTAAAGGAGATGTATGCTTATCTAAGTAATTACCGTACATAACTCTATTTCCAGAAACCTCTTGAGCTAAAGCTCTTATAGGTGCTTTGTCAAAAACTCTTGTTATATCCTTTTCAGGTAATACTCTAATTGGTTTTGTAGATTTGTAATTATATTTAATATAACTACTGGTTCCATTTTCAGATATATCATTTATAAAAGTTGAATCTAAAACATCAATTACTTTTATAACATTTTCATTTGCAAACTTGCATAATATTTCAATTTCTTTAATATTTAAAGAGTTCAAAGTTGTAGTCCAACTACTGTAAACTCCTTCAGCAATGTTTGTAGATTCAAATGGTGTTCTAATATATAAATCTACACAATCTATATTGTTTTCAAAAAAGTTAAGCACGGAACTTTTACCAGCTAATTCTTCGTCATTTAAAACAAAACTTCCAAATTGTTTTGGAGTAAAAGCTATTTGAGTAAAAGGTGCTATTAAAGAATATTCATTGTCGTCAAATTTATACCTATAAGAAAACCTAACAAATTTATCTTTTAAAAATTCAGAATCACCAGCAAAATTAACATCATAATCAGGATTTGATCTGTATATTTTTACTCTACCAACGCTAGCTGCGTCTGGGAATGTGCCATTTGCTGCTTGAACTTTTATAATAGGAGTTGCTGTTGAAGTATCATATTGAACTATTTTATAACCTTGCTCAACTGTCATTATAGGAGTTCCTGGACCTGAAGTAGCTATATTTAATTCAGAATTAGCATAAACAGAATTAACACCTTCTAATATTGGGTTTACGATAGTGGAATTTAATGTTACCTTTTCTATGTTAAAAAAACCATTACTTACGCCTGTATTTAATGCAGTTAGAGTTCCTTCATAAATATTTGGCAAATATGGATCACTACAATTTTTTAATCCATACTCAGAAAATACTATCACATCATTAGCACTCCAACTAGCGTTAGAGCTTAATGTTACACTTCCATCGATAGTTGACACGGCTGTTAAATATATATTAATACCTATTGGTGACCCTAAAGATACTGGCATGCCAATGAAAAGCCCTTCTGCAGCTGCACTGCTTTTTACTCCTAAAGTTAAAGAAGTTGTATTAGTTCCTGAATTAGTAGCTTTTAATTTAATTTCTTTATAAAAATTTAAAGGATTAGAAGGAAAAAATTTAGCTACCGAAACTTTATCTTCAGAATTATAATAAGATATAATAGAAAAAGCTAAGTCAACATTTATTTTTCTTGGTTGATTTCTATTATCAGTCCAAAAAAGAAGATTTTCTACAATATTAACTCCGTATATTCTATGTGTTTTAGAAAAGTTTAAGAAACTTCCTTGTACTAACACTACAGAAGTATTTGTATTAAAATCATATCTTACTATATAATTAGCAGAGGCTGTAGGCGCTGGGTTAGATATTTGATCTATAGAAGAGTCACTATAGTTTGTAGCAAAAAAATATAATCTATCATTAACTTCTTCTACCAAGTAACCAATAACTTCTAATCCAGGGTCAGTTAAACCAAAATCAGACAATTGGTTGTTACCTAATACGTTTTGAAACGTACCAACATCATCTCCTTCTGACCTACTTATAGTAACATTTTGACCTACTCTATATTCACCTTTAGGAACTAACCTGTCATCGAGGTCTTGGTTCATTTTGGCTTTTATAAAATTATTCTTACTTTCTGCCATAATTAGTGTTTAATCCATTTAGATTTACCTCTCATTACTTGAGTAAATTCTGATAGTTTAATATTTGATAATCTTATTTTAGCATTTCTCAGCTTTGTAGCTCTGTCTTTTTTGTATCTTTGAACAACATATTCTGGGATGTTATTTCTTGTAGCAGTTATAGAGTATAACATATGAGAATATAATGCATCCTCGGCCATCTTAGGTACCTTAGTATCATCACCATAAGCTAATCCATCTGATATGTATTCTAAAGTTATTAATTTACCCTGTAGATCTCCACTAAAAGCAAAAGCACCTCTTCTGTCGTCTATAGTAAACCAACCGTTTTGTTGTGATATTTCTGGCTGCATACCATATCTTTGACCATACGCTGTTTTCCACCAATTCCAATTATATACGTTTGCATCGGTAGATTCAAAATTAGTACCTGTTAAATTTCTTTGATTTGCATTTCTCCAGTTCTCGTTAGTAATAGACTGTTGAGATTCTAAGTTATTACCAAAGTCATCTTGTGTTGGTATACCTTGATTGTCTTGAATTAAAGGAGCAGTTGGATTTGTAGTAAGAGTAGTTGGATATATAATATGTTTTATACCCATACTATCTATGTGTGATAACTGTACGTAGTTCACGTAGTCCTGAGGTAGAGGTAAAGATAAATTAGCCGGTATTGTTAATTCCTGTATGTTTACAGATTTTAAAGTATCGTAACTAAATTCTTGTAATCCTCTTTTTGCATGAAATATAACTTCTGATCTTTTAGCTCTTAATATAGTTCTATCAGTACCTACGTAAGATAACATAAAATTAGCTACTATGTCTTTTAAGCTATTGTATTGATAACTTTGATAGTTATCCCATATTGTAGTTTGTTGTAGTCTTATAGTAAGTAAAGAGCCAGCTGTTATAGGAGCTGCATAATTGACAGTTACAGTTTGAGCAGCTGTAGCTGGATCATTAGAATTAGTTAAAGCAGTAGTCACAGAATCACTAGTATAACCACCGACAGTTGGAACCATTAAAACGTTATCTATGTATACATCATAATTATTAATAGCTTTAGGAGTAGCTGCAACAGGCGCGTCTGTCCATATTAAAGGGGTTAACTCAGTAGGCCAAGTATAAGTTGCTCCACTAGCGCCTAGTACGTAAGTTTTTTCTCCCGTATAATATTCAGAATTATTTTGAGTAACAAGCCCTGGGCTTTCGTAATTAGTTGATGTTGCCATATTTTATCTTTTTTCGTTAGCTTCGTCTTGAACTAGCTCTTGTTGAGCTGCTTGTATTATTTGAGGATCTCTTATTATTATTCCAGAGTATTTTAATATTTCTAAAACAACAGTTGTTTGGCTTGAAGCATCTATTTCAAACTGGGTAGAACCAGCTGTAGCTGCGTCAGTAGAGCTTGGATATGTTGTTGGGTTATATTCTGTAGAGTCATATATATATTGTCCTAACGATCCTGTGGTAAAACCCCATCTAACATCTTTTGGTTTTCTTATATAGTTAAACTTAATATCGTTGTTATTAACTGCTCTTGCTGGGTTAAATGTAGTTACTTTTGGATATACTTCAACTTTGTCATTTTTTAATATACCTATTGGAAAGCTTTTGCTAGGTTGAGTAAGTGGAGACATTAGTTGTTGTTTATATTCTTTTCTACCAACTAATTCTATTTGTGGAGTTCCTGGAACAGCATTGAAATATACAGAACCTAATCTATAAACTCCCGAAGTTAAAGAGTTTACTGTAATTTTAGCATCTCCACCACCGCCTGATATTGTTATCTCATCACCAACCTTATAGCCTGAACCAGTAGATCCAATTGTGAAACTTGCAACAGCACCGTTAGCAGCTGTAGTATTAACTTTACATCCTGTGCCTGAACCACCAGTTGTAGCTTGAGCTATAGTAGATGTACTATATCCAGTGCCACCAGTACTTACAATTCCAGTTAAAACTCCACCTTGTAATGGCACTGTATAAATGTTGTCAGTAACAGAGCTTGATGCAGATTCGTACTCTTCAAAAACTTGTATCTCTTCTTCTATGTGAGCTATTCTACTAGCAAATTCTTCATCTGTTTTAGGCATTCGTAAATACTGGTTAAGATCTTGAAAAAATCCCTCAAATATTTCTAGTTGTACTTGTGTAGCAACTTTATTAAATTCATCTGGTGTCATATATCCTCTTTGTTCTTTATTAAGAATACTTAACACTGTAGTATAAACTGTATTTACGTTTAATTCCATATTTGTTTATTTAAAAAAAAAGGGTGGCGTAAACCACCCTTATTTATAATCACTTGTTATTTTAGTTTTTTCTGTATAGACTTATATACTTCAAGTCCTTCATCAGTTTTAAACCAAGCAGCTAACGCTGAATAAGCGTTTTCTTCAAATGGAGCAGTCATTAGCTTTTTGCCATTGCTTTTCCATTTAACAGTTCTACCATCATTAGCTATTTCTATAATACTAGCTTCAGTTGCTTTTATAGCAAAGTTCCTAAGTTCTACATTTTCGTCATTAGCTAACTCTATAAGAAGTTTAGGATTTCTTTTAGCAAATAATAAAAGATCTCTTTTAAGTTCTTTAGAACTCATTGTAGTAACAGTAGAACCAACTTCAACTCTTAGTATAGCTTCAGCTTTATCTACGTCCATTTCATAAGCAGTATTCATAGCAGCTATTTCCATTTCTAAATAATCATATTGATCTTCTGCTTCTACAACTTGGTCATACTCTTCAAATATTAAATTGTTGTGAGGATGCTTGCTTAAAAACTCTTGTAAATTCTTTTTTTCTTTAGGTACATATAAAACACCATCTTCAAATACAATATGTTTTAATGTAACTGAACCTTGTTGTTCGTCTACAAATATTGATTTTTGATTAGTAGCATATCTTAATTCTCTTTCATAACCTTTTTCTGGATCAAACCATACTAAAGAGTATCTATTTGAATGTCTACTAGGTAGTGTATAAGTTAAAGGTTGTTTACCTTTTAAATAGTAAGTTCTATTTTTATACTCCCACTTTACTTCAGGAGTCTTTTTTTCTTTTGTTTCCATAATATAATATAATATAATAATTAAAAAAGATCCTGCCGAAACAGGACCTTATATTTTAGTTTAAGATAAAACTACAGTGAGGCATTCAGCACCACTTGTAAATTTAACATCTGGCTGTGCATTTTCAGCACTAGCCGCTTTAATAATGGCAGCAGCAACGTCAGCTTGTAAAGCAGCTTTAGTTGTTGCAGGCGCATTGTCCACAGTTATTGTATACTTAGTTACTTTTCCAGAAGCACTAGAAGAAGTAGCTTGATTGTATTCCAATACTTGTACATCACATGCAGTAGCACTAACACCACTTACACATGCTACATTATCTATAGGAATTAAAGCATACTCATTAGTTGCAGATCCTTCAATCGCAGCAAGCATAACAGCTGTTATTGCAAACGTTATATCAGCACTAAAACTAGTTACTCCAGTTGAAGCAGCTTTTGCAGCTAATGTAACAGTATCACCTACTTTGTATCCTTCGCCTATAGCTGAAGTAGCGGTTATTGCAAGAACAAATGTACCACCAGTAAGTGTTATACCGAATGCTGCACCAGTTCCATTTCCGCTAGTTGTTGTAGCTCCAGAACCAACTGAAGTTCCAGCAACTCTAGTTCCACCACCTGTATATCCACTGTTTAAAGTTCCAACAGAAATTTCTGATCCAATAAAACTTCTAGCAGGATCAATTGCTAAAGGCACTTTTATAAAATTACTCATAATTTATAATTTTTAAACGGTTGAGGAATAAGGTTCTTCAGCTTTAATCTGAATATCCACAACTTGGTAGTCTGTAATAGTAGAAACTGTAGCGTCTCTAGCACCTATCAATTCAAACTCAGGTGTTGAGCTTGGATTTTGATTAGCACTTTTAATTAAGTTTTTAAGATTTTCTATATCTTGATCAGTAACAACAGCTGTAGAGCCGTTAGTATAGTCTATAGATGCTCTTAAATACAAAGGAGCAGTATCACTAGCAACAGCTAATATAGCATAATGAACGTGTATTACGTCCGCTGGCGTATTAGCTTTACTTACTGCATAGACATCTTCAGCATTAAGGCATGTAAACCTTGGTTGAAGAGCCGTAGGTCCCGAACTAATTATCGGGAGTTGAATCATATTTGGCATAATTTTTATTATTTAAAGATTAATAAAGAGAGTGACAAAAGCCACTCTCATTATATACTATTTAAGCTCCTTTAAACAATACAAAATTGTTTGCAGCTTGTGTTACTAAACATCTCTCAGATAAGAAACTTACAGTCATAGCATCTAAAGTGTCAGTGTAAGCACCACCTACAGAACCTGTAATCCAAGACTTATATCTTCTATCTTCAGTTTCAGAAGCTCTATATCTCACGTGCAAGAAAGGACGTCTGATGTTCTGACCTAACATTTGGTCATAAACTGTAGTTGTTCCAGCAGGAACCATTACACCATCAATTTCCTTATCCATACCTCTAGTTGAAGCATCATTTAGATATTTCCAATCAGTTTTGTAGAAGTCATAAGAACCTCTTCTAAAACCTGAAAATCCAAAGTTTAATGCCATGTCTCCGTCGTTATCGAATAAACCATAACCAGCAGACTGAGTAGAAGCATAACTTGATCCAGCCATAGCGCCAACCATATCATCAAAGTCAAGAGCCGTAGATCTTGATAAGAATAACATGTTTTCTTCAATAGCACCTTGCTTGTCTAAGTTTTTAAGGATTTCATCGAAATCACCTAAAGCACCTGAACCAGGAGCAGCAGCTCCAGCAAAACCAGAATATACATTACCTCTTGATTCAATAGCAGCGAATAAACCTTCAGAACCTTTAACATCTTGATTCGTGTTAGCAGCAGCTCCAGCAACACCACCAAAATCAAAAGGTACATTAGAAACAGTAGGAGTTAAAGGAGCCATAAACTCAGCTTCAACCATACTCATTTCTAAGTAATCATCAAATCTTAATCTTGTTTCAGATTCAGACTTTAGATACCATAAGTATCCAGATTGTCCTTCTTCTGTAGAAACTTCAACCCAACCAATCTGAGCAGTGTCAGAACCGTTAATTTTAAAGTTATCTTTTAAGATCATTGGAGAATTAGAAAACTGAGTAAAAGATGGCTCAATAGAACCTTCCATACCAATTGTCCCTTTTCCAAAGTCAGAACCGTAAACAAATACATTACAATTTCCAACTCCTAAAAGTCCAGTAGGTACACCTTGTCCAGCTCCATTAAAAACTCCTCCATAAACAGCTAAACTACAAGTAGTTTTAGCAGTATTAACAGCTTGTACAAGAGCTTTAGCAACGATTAATCCAGTAGCTTTGTCAGACATTAAAACTGTTTGACCAACTCTAATAGCATGTTCAGTTTGATCAGCTCCACCAGTTCCAGTTCCAGTAAGATTTGGAGTAAGTGTAGCATTTACAGAACTGTCAGAAACATCGTTCTTTACTTCACTATTTTTATAAGCTACGTGTAATCTATTTTGTTCAGACCAAATAACTTGATCAGATGTCATAGGCATTTCAGCGCCTACCATTCTCAAGAAACCACCAATTGTTCGGTTTCCGTATCTTTCTACTTCTGCTTCGTAAAGCTCAGGTAGATATTGTTGTGCGAAATCGTTACCACTATCATTAGAAAAGTCAAGATAATTTGTTCTTAACGTCATTCTTTTTTGAGCTGGTACGATGCTTGCGGGAAAACTCCCGCCAGTTACAAAACTCATATTTATTTATTTTAGTTATTGTTGTTTTTTACTTTTAATTTTCAACCTAGAACTATCAACACCACTTATTGCTTTTACTTTAAATCCATTTATAAATACATCACCTGAAGCTTGTGGCCTAGGATCATTATTTATATTTTTAGATTTAGCTATTACATCCTTAACAGCATCGGCTTTACCTTGCTCATAAAAATGATTAGCTATTGTATCAACGTTTTCAGCAGCATAAAAAGCCTTGTGATAACCAACAGCATCAATAACTTCTCCCTTGTCATTTAAGAACTTCTTAACGAACTTGTTTAAGTCAGACTGTTTCTCGGCAGTTGCGGAAGGATTAGAGATATTATAATTAAACTTTTTTTCACCAACTTTAATTTCAAAACCTTTGAAGTCTCCATTGAAAAGCTCACTAGTAGTATCTTTAAATTGTTCCCTACGCTCTGCAGCTATTTGTTGTTCTTTGTTGTATCTATTGAAAAAATCCATAGCTTTTTGCTGTTCTTGAGTTACGCCCGGTCTCAACTTGATCTCGTCGTAATATTTGCTCTTTGAACTTTCTAAAAAGTTTTTGGCTTTTGCAATTTCTTCTTTGAAGAGTAATTGTCTTTTTCTGACAACTTTATCTTCATCCACTTCTTCATCATAAGAAAAATTATCTTCCATTAGAAAACTTATTTCTTCTTGATTTAAGTGTGGTTTAGTCTTTTTGTAATACTCATTAAGTATTTGTTTTTCGTCATACTTAGAGTAGTCTTTATTTAGTGAAACATAATCTTCTACAGTTCCACCTGTTTCTTCCATAAATGAAACTAGTTTTTCGATGTTTTCTGGTAACTGCTTACCAATAACTTTTTCATCTCTTACTGCTTCTTTTAATTGTTGCTTTGTTTCTACTACTTCTTCTTCTTCTTTTATTTCTGTTATAGTAGCAACTTCTTCAACTTTATCCTCTTTTATTTCTTCTTTAATTTCAGCTTTTACTTCTTCAACTTTTTCAGTTGGTATTTCTACTTTAGTAGTAGCTTGTTCTTGAAGATCTTTTTTAGGATCTTTGCTTAAATCAATATGAGTTATATTGTTTGGCATTTTATCAACAAGTTTTTTTGGCTTGCTTTTTAATTTTAAACCTTGTTTAGTATTATCTACTATAGGCTTTTCTTTTGTTTCTTCTGACATAATATAATATAATAATTAATAATTGTTACATAGGCATATTGTCTGCGCCTAAGCTTTGTGGGTTACTTTGAGTTTCAAAGTCTGTTGGTAATAACTCTTGCTGTCTTTGTTGTATCATAGCGCTTTGCTGAGTTGCTTGTAATTTAGTTCTATTATCTTTACGATCTTCAATAAATTGCTCTCTTTCTTTAACTCTGGACACGTCCATTTGTTTTAGCTGCATATCAAACTGATATCTTATTTCTAAAGCTTTCATATCTAATTGAGCTTTCATCTCCATTCTTTGTATTTCAAATTGAGACTTAGCTTGTTCTATTTGTACAGTGCTTTCAGTTAATGCTTGCTGTTTTTGCATTTCAGCTAATATAGCTTTCTCAGCAGTTTGTTGATTAGCTTGTGCTTGAGCTTGTATATTCGCTTGAGCAGCGGCTTGATCTGCTTCTGCTTTTTTCTTTCTTCTAAACTTAAGCATTTGATTAGCTAGTTTTAGATTTCTAACTTCTCTAATATCTATCGCGTCTGCTAAGTCTATTTGGCCAGACTTTAAAGCTATTTGTATATTTTGTTCAAGCTCAGCTTTTTCTTCTTCATCTGGTTCTAGCTTTATAAATATACCAAAATCATGAATTTGTAAATTCATTAACTCTGTTAAAGTTCCAGTATTAAAAGATGATATACTATTTTTTAAAGCTTCTTTTGTAAATGGAAATTGTAATGAATCAGCAACTCTTAAAGATATGTTTTCACAAGCTCTAGAGGTTAAGTAAAGACTAGACTGTAAGATGTGTCTAGTAGCAGTATTTGAATTAGCTGCTGCTAGTTTCTGTAAACCTACTAATGAGTTTTTGTCTGGATTACTTCCATCTCTAGCTTCATTAAGTCCCGTTACATCTCTAATTAGTTGTAAATAATACTGATAAGTTTGTATTAAAGAGTTTATTTTTCCACCACCAGATCCAGTCTGTAATTCTTGTATAGGAACTTTACCTGGATTCATACCACCTTCTTGAGTCATAGATCTACCTACTACAGAACCAGTTTGAAAATACATATTCAAAGCCTCAGCTGGGTTATAGTTAGTACCATTTCCAAGATCAACTTCTGCTAAACCATCCATGTCTAAGAAAACACCATCTGGAACTACTCTAGCTAATACTTGTTGTATCTTTAAATGAGTTAATTGTATCATGTCAGCAAAACCTGTTATTCTACTAACTAAAGATTCTATACGTCCTTTATACATTCTAGGAGCAGTTATAGCGTAACTAAAATTAACTTTAGTAGTATCTGCAACTGGTCTTGTCATGTGTTCTGCCATTCTCCAGTCTAACATCATTGGATGTCCTAGTATTTTTGCTCCACTGTAAAGTGTTTCTATAGTTCTTGAAACTCTTTCAAAACCATCATTTGGTGGTGGTGCAAATGTATCAGGTTTTTCTAATACTTTTTCTAATCCAGCGTCAGTATATTTTATTTTATAAACTTGATCTGAATAACTTTTGTATTCAAAATATAAAACTTGAATAGTTTGATCGTCTTGCTTGCCGTTCCAGTTTCTTAAATATTCTTGATTACCAGGGTATTTTTGTATAGTTTCTAATTCTTCGTCTGTTAGTTGAGGGAACTGTTTTTTAATATCAGCTAAATAAACTGATTTAACTTCACCTACATAATATAAATCTTCAAAATTAGGATCATCAGAATATGAATAAACTAAATGTGCTGGATCAACATAGTCTACTACAACACCTTGTGATCTGTTCCAAGAAGTTTTAACAGATCCTATGCCTAAAACAGTTAAATCATAATTAAACCTTTGTCTAACTAAGTCATATCTATTTTTATCTAATATTTGATTTATAACTTCTTCTTCAGCAACTTCAACAGATTGTTTAAAATCCATTTGTAAGTGTACTTCTAATTCTTCTTTATCTCTAGGAGCATTAATAGGATCTTGTGAAAAAGCATCAATACCTAGCATTTTTTGAGCTTCTTCTAAATAATCTTTAGCTTCTATATCAACCATTAAAGCCCTAGCGTAGTCAGTTCTTATCTTTGAACATACTGGATCTTGAGCATAAGCGTTTATATCATAACTTCTTTGAGACATTCCATTAACAACAATATCAACAAACTTAGAAACTACAGGTACAGGTTTCCAGTCTAAATTTAAATAAGATAAGTCTCCGTTAATAGCTAGTTCATCTTTGTATTTCTGAACTGGCTGTTCACCTCTTGCATAAAGTCTTAGTAAGTTGTAATTATTAAAGTTAACAGCGTAACCAGGAGCATTAGTTCCGTATCTATAACCTCTGAACCACTCACCTTCTATTGCTCTACCAACCGCTAGACCATATTCCATAGTAGCTTTTTCCGCGTCTGGTACTACCTGATCTGGAAAAGAACTTGTTTGATTGTAAGAAATTTGCATTTATTTATTTTATTATTTTTGAAATAATTCCGTCATTATCGTATCTTTTTATACCTATAGATATAGGCTGATGCTTTCTTTGTGGATTTGGTCTATACATGTTCTTATTGCAAGCCATAATAGCTAAGCCAGAACTGATAGATGCATCATGCTTTGTTCTATTGTTTATATCAAACTGACTCCAGTCTTCTAAGGTTTTTTGAAAATACATATTACCATAACCTTGGTCTGTTTCACCAATGTAAGTTTCTATATAACTTTCAATAGCAGCAGCATGTGCTTGTTTAATATCTTCGCTTGAATTAGGTATTCCACCTATTTCTCTTTCTGTAGTTGACAGCTTGTTCCAAATTTTATCAGGACGATTAATTGAAAAACCTCTATAACCCCTTCTTTTAAAATAGTATAAAAGTCTTGGTTTGTTATTCTCAGCAAGTATAGGCATGCCATAAAAAACACAAGCCATAAGCACATCTTCAAAAAACATTTCTGCTGTTTGTGGTCGTGCTATATATTCTAAAAAAAACTGATTAGGTGGTGCATCTTCCATGCTAAACTTAGTTAATCCATGTAACGCTCCATTAGAACCTTTACCATCTACAGTACCACTGATATCGTAACTATCACAACCAAAAGCTCCTACGTGTTCATTACCAGGGTGTTTTAATCCATTTTTAATAACTACATTATTTTGTAAGCTATTAGGTGGTGCCCATGATATTAAAAATCTTCCATCTTTATTAGGATAAAACATCACTTTAGTATCTTTTACACCATTAATCCATTGAAAACTTCCTTGAGTTACAGATACTTCATTATTTAATTCACTATTATAATCTATCTGTTGATATATTTTTGTTAAATTAAATAAAGTATTTTTAGCCTCATCTCTGAAAGCGTGCTGTTCAGTTCTTGGAAACTGTCTGTAATATTCATTTAAACTGTCTTGATCAGACTTTAAGCCATCGACTTCGTTTTGCCAATGTTCAATAACGCCTGTTGTAATTTCATAACCGTCAACTCCTTTGATTGGATTTTCTTTTCTAATGAAAACAGGTGATCCGTAAGAATCCATGAATCCTTCGTAGTTCCATTCCATAGGGATGAACATAGAATAGAGTCCAGAAGAAGTTTGTCCGTTTCTATTTCTTTTTGTAACGTCTGAATTATAGTATAATTTTTTGAAATTGTTTCCACCTTTATCTAATGCGTTTGAAGTTGAGCCCATCATACATTTACCTACAATTCTAGAACCAAGACGTAATGTAGTTTTTGTAACTCTCCAGTTGTTTAATATGTTATCAGGCCTTTCCCATTTGCCACTTTCGTCATGAGCTAATAGTTTTAGCTTTTCACCATCATAAGAGTTATCGCCTGTATTTTTCCAGTCAATAGTTGTATCAAGTCCGTCTAATTCTCTGAGCTGTTCGTTCGACTCAAGTTTTCTTCTAGTAAGCTTTGATGCTGGAACACGATATGCCAATTCGGTTTTTGGCCGGTCCATACCATCTTGAATGGGTTTAAAAAAGAACGGGTAGTTAACTGATATGGGTACAACTTTATCCGTAAACATTTTTTTGGCATCTGCTCCAGACTTGGATAGTATACCGAATCTAGCATCGGAAGATATTGTAGCTTGGTTAACAAGTTCCGCGCTTGACATAAAAGAGAATCCAGATCGTCTGTTTTTGAGGTAGCACATTCCATAACATCTTGCATCTGCTTTACATGCTTCCCAAAATATAAAGAAGAGTCTGTTTGCTTCTCTAAAATCAGGGGCTCCAACGTCGATCTTTGACCATTGCAAGTACATGTAATGAGAACCAGTAATATAAGTAACCAAGCCGTTATTGTAAAACCAATAACCATTTTCTCTTCTTTTGAATTCTTCGTCGATATAATCATACCACTGTTCTTTAAAGTCTGATGGATATTCTTCCCAATCAAACCTACTTTTAATTTTACTTAATTCTTTTGGATATTCTTGCTTTTCCCAATGTTGTTCAGCTTTTTTTTCGCTTCGTTTAAACGGTTCATCTGCTGCTGGTAAAGCAATCCTGAGATTCTGTATTTCAATGATTTGTCCAATTCTTCCAGTTTTACTTATTACTATAAAATCATAATCAGAGTTATAACCATACTCCCATTTTTTAAATCTATTGTTTTTAGCTAATATCTTAGGATTTACAATTTCTTTAATTTCTTTCCAAAGTGTTTGTTCGTAAATCACTTACTTCTCCCTTCTGCAAAACCTTTAAAAGTCTTTTGAACTTTATCTTTAGGTTTTTCATTTAGCATATCTTCTTCCTCTTGAATTTTAGTAAGTATTTCAAAAGCATCCATAATAGCTAATTTTTTTGTTGCAGCAGCATTTTTTAATCTGTCAGCGCTTACATCGTCGTCTGAGTCAACAATCTTTTCTTTTGCTACTTTAATAAGTTCTTCAATGGCTTGCTGCCCAGCTTGGATTATTTTCTTTTTCGTTTCCTTGGTATTCATGCGTTAAAGCTATATCATTTGATTTCATACAATAGAGTCGCTCACCATCTATAATAAACTCAAATTCAGAGTTTGGGGTAAACGTAATAAGTGTTCCAGGTATTATTCCTGCGGCTTCTAAGAGCTTATTAGAATGTTTTACTATACCAACATTAGGTTCTTCTTTTCTGTTGTATAGTAGACTTTGGTTGTTTAATGGTTTTATAAAACAATAATCTAAATGACAATTTAAATTATACATATATATTTGCTCTGGATAAACAAAATACAAATCATCTTTAAAATAAGTAGCACTATTTTTTTCTCTACCTTTTACATCATAAAATCTTCTAAATATATTATGATGTATATAAAGCTTGTCACCTATTTTGATGTCAGTAGTATAAGCTGCCGGAGTCGAAACAACGACAGCTTTTTTACTCACGAATATATGGTTTTCAATACTAGTATTTATTATTAGATTTTTATCATCTACTTTTCTAATATTGTCATACCTTGATTCTAAAGGTTTAACTATAAAGCTATATAAACTTTTCACTAATACTTTAAATCGTATTCTACTGATACTGCCATATTAGAGTTAAACTTTTTCCAAGGCAATACTTCATCATTTTTTGTTATAAAAATATTGTAAGAATTATCTTGCTTTTCAAAAAGAATATCACTAATAATATGTCCACCGTAAACCTCTTGACCTGTTGAATAATGCATAGCATCATTCTTATAATCAGAGCCTATACTAATCTTTCTTATCTTCTGCACTTTCTTCGTATTTTCCAGTAGCAAGATCTATATTAACATTTCCATATTTCTCTTGAAGATCTTTTTTAATTTCTTCAATACTAGCTCTTACTTTTGCTGCTTGCACTAAAAAGTCTTGCTTTTGTAGTTCTAAATTACCTACAGCTTGTATAAAACTATTATACTCTTGAGAAACTTTAGTTGCTTTTTCTAATTCTTCTTTTGTTATTTTTTTTGCTTTTGCCATTTTATTTGATTTTATTTGATTTTATTGTTTGTTGTTTTGTTGTGTTAAGGTACGTTAGTATCGTAAGTACCAGGGTAAGTAATTGTTGAGTTTACTACTGCTGAACCAGAGTTTACAGGTGAAGTACCAGAACCCTCTTGAAATCTATACCATATAGATGGATTAAAAGATTCCAAACTATTTGGCTTGCCACTATTATATATACTTGACACTTGAGAATCACTTAATCTTGAAGGTATTATTGCAAATTCGTCTATATTTCCGCCAAAACCAAAATTAGGATTTGCAGCCCAAAGATTTCCTACTGCGGCAAATATAGGTGGTGTAGTGAAAGTGTTGTTAAATGTTGGAGACACTAATGATGCTCCATTTATAGCCGCTTGTACAACATTGGAATTATCACCACTATGAGTAATAACAATATGATACCATTGGTTTACTACAAAAGGTATTGTTGTATTCCATTGTTTTACAGCTGAATTGGATACATATACTATTCTTATGTTGCCACTTACTTCGCCAACACTAATGCCGCTTTGAGGGATTTGAAGATTATGACCAACTAATAGACCTTTGGAAGAGTTACCTGTATTTGCAATATCAGTTAAAAACCAAAGACTAATGCTTGTTGTTCCCATTGTTTGAGGAGTAAATCTTAATTGACTATAATTCGCTCTAACAAAGTTTAAACTATAATTATTAGCAAATCCAGCTCCTCCTCCTGGTCTTGATACGCCAGGTAAATTACTTATGTTTGGGATAGTTAATCCCATACCCATACTCATTTAGAATAAAGCTATTATATCAGTAGCTGTAGTTGTCTGAGTTGGTGTACCATCATAGCCATATA